ACTGGTATTGATGTTGGCTTGTTCTGCCAACTTGTTGTGTAGATATCTACTTTGTTCCGTGAACCAAATCTGATTGTCATGTCATCACCTATGCAGTGATGCTATTCACATAACCCGTCAACAGAATTACATCAGCAGTTGCAGCAAACGCTTTGACAACTTTGGCGTTCTGCAAGATAAGACCTGGAATGACAAGCACAAGACCAGACTCACCTGCAACAGTCAATTCAATGTTGCCTGCGGCGGCTGTTGCAGTACCCCACTCAACAGTCAGTTTGACTGCTGTTGCGCTGATGTTGTTTGCGTAAATCCAAATCTCGTCAAACACGCCTGCAGTTGTGCCTGCCACTGCTGTATGCACAGTGTTTGCCGCACCTGAGTTAGTTCCTGAGATAGCCACTGCAAGTCCATCGGTTGAACCTGAAAGTTTGTTTTTGGTGAATGTTGCCACGCTTACTCCTAACTAAATACTTGCACTTGTAGAATGTCTGCACCGCCACCAATAGCGACCCATGCTGAACCGTTATAGACCTCAACACTGTTGGTGTCCATTAGGTAACTCATCATGCCTTCAGCCAGCGTTGGCTCACCCGCACCGCCGAACGCTGCTGTACGGGCTGCTGCATCAGCGAACCTCATGACGGCTTGATCCATCAAATATGTATTGACCTGTGCGGCAGTGAGCACACTGCCACTGGTGAACAATTTCGCGCCTGCGCCTGCCATGATCAGAGTTTACACTACACCAATGCGTTCGTACTGTCAAGCACACCAAACGTCACGTCATCAAGCAGGAACTGATAGAGGATGGTCGCTGCACGTAGCCCGAATGTAACTGTGTGCGATGCCGCAGTCAGGCTGTGCTGGATACGTTCAATCGCGTAGTATTGTGTTGTTGATGCAGGTGTTCCAGTGCTGTAGGTGCGAGTGATCGCGATGATGTTGCCGATCTCCAGCCCGACGACAGTGGCGCGATCGGGTGCACTCAATGACGACACGCTGATTGTCATGTCGTCAAACCTATACACGGGCTGTTTGTATGTGTCTAACAGACTGGTCGCCAATGCCAGCGCCTCAGCGTCGCTAGACAGCAACAGGTTGTCAATCGCATACGTGGAAACACCAAACTCAGTCTGACTTGTGGCGTCGCTGGCTGTTTGCACAGTGCCACCCACGACTGTCGCCTGCACACGGTTGTATAGTTGTTCTTGCCCGTATAACACTGACAGTGTTTGGTATGGAATATTTGAACCTGTGTCGCTGAACGTCGCGGCTACCGACGCGAACGCTGCACTCAAACGATCAGTGAAAGTCAGATTGCCGTTAGCGCCGATGAAACACAGACCCTGTTCGCTTTCTGCGATTTTTTGCAGATAGGCGAGTGCGTTAGTGTTGGCATCAATCTGATACGTGCCTAGTGCCGCTGTTCCTGTTGCGATAGATCGTGTCGTCGCGCTGTAGTTGATTTCAGGTAGGTCTAGCAGGTAAGACACACGTGCGCCACTCAACTCTGCAGTGGGTGTCAGTGCGCTTGCTACGTTAGCGTTAGCCAACAACACAAAATCATCAGCGACAGACAGCGTAACTGTGCTGTTCGTGAAGTCGTAGTCAATGTCAATGTCTGTGATGCGACCGACGAAAAGTGGCACGCCACCTGATGTGATTGTCACTTTGCGTCGTGGTGTTACACCGCTACGACCAAGTGCGGCGTTCCAATATGGCGATGATTGGTTGATCGGGTCAAAACGTCGGTCGTTGTTGTTCAACACGATCGTGCACGTACCAGCGTTGAAGTTGCTCAGTGGGTCGGTACGTCCTCGCGTGATAGACAACTGCTGAATATAAGGCGAGATGTCGTCACCGAGCAACGTGCCATCAAGATAACCCTCACCGTCAAGCACACCTAGTATTGCATCGTCTAGGGTGAAGTAGTTGACTTCAAACCCTAACTGGCACAGTACCTCTATGACCTCGCCTGATTTGAGTGTTACAGACATTACAGTGCGTTAGCGTATTGAGCCGTGATTGGTACGAAACCGTTACGTCGTTCGTATCGGCGCAACGCATCTACGATCGTGTCACCAATCGCGCTTTCATCTGCGCCCATACCAGCGTTCACGGTGATGTTGATTGTCTTACTGCCCATAGAATCAAAACGGTCTAACGGGATAACAGCCTCTGCGCCGCTCTCGCCGATAAGTGCCTGTGTTGCACGCGTTACGATACCGCCCTCTGCCAGCGCCAACCCTGCTGCTTTGTACTCTTTATACAACGCAGGGAACGCCTTGCGTGAATCTAGCACTGGTGTTGTGCTTTTCAGCGCTTTAGCGTTCGGGTGCATCGCTTTCACTGCTTCCATGAACGAACCATACGGCTTGCCGCTTGTTGCGCCTGTGCCGCCAGTGACCGCCATAGCAGCATCGCCCTTTGTAGCGATAACGCCGCCAACCTCTTTGCGTACCTCGTTCAGTTTCTCTGTCGCTTCGCGCAGTTTGTCTGTTGCGTCTTTCTCACGTTCTAACGCTTCGGTCACACGATCAGACGCTTCAACTTGATCTAGTTTCGCTTGATTCAACTCATCTAACACTTCGGTGTACTTAGCACTGCCCTCTTTCACACCGTTGATGGTCTCATCAAGGTTGATCTCGGCTTCGTTCAGCGCATCAGTTGCTTCAGTCTGTGAATCCACCGCGTCGGTTACTGCCATTTTCGCCTCAGCCAGCGCGATCTCAGCCTCTCTAATCTTTTGCGGCGTAGATTCAGGGTCGGCACGCACTTCGGCTAGCGCAAGTTCAGCATCACGTACCGCGAACGTCGCCTGCTCAACGCCATAACCTGAACGTTCAACGTCACGCTGTGCTTTAGCCAGTGCTTTCTGTGCTGTTCTGCCCTCAGCGCTGTCCGCGCCGTAGCCAGCGATCGCTTTGTTGAACTTGATCTGTGCAAGTTCCATCTTGCGAGTCGCAGCGGCATAGTCCTCGTTCGCTTTTTTGGTTTGTTTGAGCGCGTCACGCACAGCGCGTTGTGCACTGGTTGTCGCTTTCAACGCGTCCATGTACTTGTTCAGTTTCTCTTTCGCTGTCTCTACTTTTTTGCCTGCGCCACCAGCAGAGCCGCCCAAATCATTGAACGCAGCGGCTGCTTTCTTTACGTTGCTTGTACCGCCTTCTTTCTCAGCAAACGCGCCAGCCACCTCAGCCACACCGCCGATCGCAGCCTTTGCATCGTTGGCTGCTTTGCCCACACGACCAAACTCAACTTCGCCGATACGCCCGATCTCTTGTAGTCCTGCACCGAAGAAATTCGCGCCCTTGATCAGCAGGTTGATGCCGTCAATGATGAAGTTGATCGCACCGATGAACGAATTGACCAAATCCTCAATGACCTTGATGATTCCGTTGATCACCGCGTTCACAACTTTGCGCACACCCTCAAACTTGATGTACAACACCGCCAAGATAGCGATGACAGCAGCGATCGCTAACACGATCAAACCAATCGGGTTCGCTAACATCGCTGCATTCCACACCATTTGCGCTAGCGCTGCCAGTTTCACGTATGTGGTGTACAGTTTGGTCACTAACACGACTGCGCCGATAGCAGCGGCGATCGCAACCAACGTCGTAGCAAACGCGCCCATTGACTGAATGCGGTCAACGATTGACTGACCCAACACCTTGAACACGCCAGCAAGACCGTTCTCACCCATCGCATCAGCCAGTTTCTGTGCATATGGTACAACTGTGTTGAGCAAAAAGTTGGCGAACCGCTCAACAATCGGCATCAAATAAGTGCCTACCTGTTCCACTATCTCACTGAATGCGATTTTCAGACGTGCGAAACGTCCAGCCATTGTATCGGCTGCTGCACTTGCAGCACCGCCGAACATCTCAGTCAGTTGAGCCTGTGCAGCACCGAAATCTTTGCTCTTTTTGGTCGCCTCATCAATCGGCACACCAAGTTTAGTCAACGCACCAATGTTGCCGTTGTACGCTTTAGCCAACGCAAGGCTGACAGTTTCAGTGTCTTTGCCTGTTGCAGCGGAAATGTTCAGGCTCAGGCTCAACAAGTCCTGCGCTTTGGTCAAGTCACCTGTACCACGTACGAGCGTAGCCATCGCTGGACGCAGTTGATCATCAGCGACACCTGTCGCACGTTGCGTCTTATCAATGAAGTTCTCAATAGATTTGATCTGTCCATCGGTTGCGCCAGTTGTGGCACGTATCTGTTGAGCCAGCAACGCCTGCGCTTTTTGGTCTTCCATCGCAGCCTTCACCGCAACAGCACCAGCCGCACCCAACGCAGCGAAACCGATTGCTGCTTTCCTCGCTACGTCAACTGCCGACTTTTTCAGGTCATTGAATGAGCGCGTCGCGGATTTGATCGCTTTTTGCAGACCAGCATCATCACCTAAGATGGGGACTACTACTGCCATCGCGTTGCGCCTTTCATTTCATTGAGATCTTTACATCTGCAAGTTTTGGATTGATCTTGCGAGCCATCGCTGTTGCTGCTGCCCTGATGTCGGCTTCCACTGTAGCACGCCTAGACTCTACAGCAGGGTACATAACTCTTGACGGTGTGCCCGATAGTGAACGCACAAACGCCTTGCCCTGACCTGCTACACGTTTGCGTTTCAGCCTGTCTTTTTTCGTTTTGTCAGTGAATGCGTTGCTTTTGCCAGCCATGTCATATACAGCACCAGCGACGTCATTCTGTCGGATTGATAACACACGCTGAATGTTGGTGCGTGGGTCATAACTGCGTCCGAGAGAAGCGACGACACCCTTCTTCAACTTCGGGATTGAGTAGCCCATACGACCACCAGCCGACCATGTTGGTTTGCCGTTGCGCTCTGAGCCAGTCGGATTGTTCGGGTAACTCGCACGCGCCAACGCGAGGATAGAATCAGCCGATGACTTGATTTCTTTACGCAGTTGTTTGAACAGTTCAGGGCTAACCTGTTGCAGTTCATTCACTGTAGCAGCAACAGTCAACCTGATCGTTTTCTCTGCATCGCTCACCGTCTGCCGCCTTTCTTATTTGCTTGATCTGCACGCCAACGCACGTACTCAATCATAGTCTCTAAGAACAGGTCATCTTGTTGCATCAATACACTAGGCGCGATGTTGACTTCGCACGCTAGCGAAGCGATCAACCAGTGGGCTGACTCTCTTCCAAAGGGCTATCACCGTCTTCAACGACAGCGACCTCTTCAATGCCATTCAACCATTCGGGGTCAAACTGTGCGATTGTCGGATTATTGCGCTTGGACGCGTGCCATGCGAGCCATGCAAGATCAGTCAGCCGCATCTCTGTTTCCAGTTTGGCGATTGATCTGTTCCATGTGCGCTCAAATGCAACAAAATCTGCAAATCGTGCGGTTACGTTGGTGCTATCACCGTTCAGCGTTGTGATCGTCAGGGCGAGTTTCATATGTTTAGCCGTTGCCCTACGATGTCGCCTTGACAAGCGTTCCACCAGTGAACGTCACACTACTAGCAGCCAATTCACCAACAGCGCCTGCGACAGGGCTATGTGCCGCCAAAAAGGTTGAACTGAGTGTATACATTGGATTCGTCGCAGAAGTGGTACTGCCGTTTGGCTTCACTACAACAGTAGTTGTCGTTCCCACCAACGGATACAGCGTTGCTTCAGTTTTATTTGATGCGTAATCTTGATGAAACGTCACTTCGCATGAGTTGTTTTGCAACCCACCTGTGAACTTATGTCCCGAATCACCAAAAGCAGTGACCTCTACAGAATCAATCTCGTAGTTGAGCGTCACCGTATTCGCATGATCGGACAAATCCACCCCACCAACTGTGATGTAAGCGTTTGTCAATACCAAAACAGCCATTGTTCTATCTCCTTACGATGTTGCTTTCACAAGCGTACCGCCTGTGAACGTTAGACTTGTAGATGCCAATTCTCCAACAGCGCCTGCTACAGGACTGTGAGCCGCTAAAAACGCATTAGATACCGTGTATCGCGGATTGCTCGCACCAACGGTGGTGTTCACTGGAATGATCTCAACAGTAGTGGCTGTGCCAACCAACGGATAGATCGTTGCTTCAACGTTCGCCGCTGCGAAATCCTGCTGCAATGTCACCTCAATAGAGTTGTTTTGCAAGCCACCAGTGAACGTATGTCCACCTGAGCCGAACGCTGTGACTTCCACCGAATCAACTTCATAGTTGAGTGTCACGGTGTTCGCCCTATCAGCGAGTTGCACCGTGTTGATCTTGATTGAACAGTTAGTGAGTACTAAAACAGCCATTATTCGTCTCCGTTTGACTTGCTCGCTTTTGCAGCGATCGCTTCAATGTGCTGACCTTCAATGAGTGCACTGACGTTGAAACCGACAAGTTCAGCGTCACTGATTGTGTCGCCCACTTTCTTATCGGCTACGCGATCACTCAAAACTTTGTAAGATGCCATGTGCCAATCCTACACTAACACCGCGTCGCAGGTTTTCAACTGTGTACCCTGCAATTGAACGTCACCATAAGAAACTGCTCATCTGCTTGCGTCTCAGGCTGTACATTCGCACCTGAGTTGAGAATCAGCGTATCAACTACACCGCCCAGCGTCTTGTCTCCCTCAATCGCTGCGCGTATAGAGTTAGTGCCATCATAAGACAGGTAGCCGTCAAGCGACGCGAATGCACGTGCATCAGTGTATCTACCGACGATCACCACGATTGACCAGTTTGTTTTGATGTCACCGCCGCCAAATGCACCATGATATTCAACTTGGTCTAATATCGGGTAGGCGACAGGTGGTGTGATGTTCTCAGGCTGTGACGAAAACGTGCGCAAGTTCGGTATTGTGGCGAGTCGCGCCTTCAAACCGTCTGCTATTTGCGTGATCGTTGTCGCCATTACGCCAAGCCGTAAAGCACATAAGGTGACAACAGATCGCGAACGTCAGGGTCAACACTGCGCACTTGTATCGCCATATCCGCGAAACCGACAACACCAAGCGCTGCATTCAAACGAGCGAAACCACGTATCGCTAACAACACCGTTGCTGTGCGCACGTCATCGGGCACAGCGTTCCAACCCCAAAAACCACTGACCTGTACAGTCGGGAACGATGGCGTTACTTCCAATGGGAAAGTCGCGCCGCCAACCATGCGAGCGTGTAAATAAGGGCGTGACTGAATCACCGTGTTCGTCGGCTCTAGTATGTAATCAACGCCCTGTGTCAACGTTGTTGTGTACGTGCCATTCGCGAGTGTGTCAATCTTGATCGTAACTGTGCTGTTCGCAAGATCGTTAGGGAAACGAAGCAGATATTCGTTGTACGGGTAGATGTTGATAGCAGTTGCAGATGTTTTGTAGAAAAAACGACCACAGAAACCGTCAACACGTCGGCTAGCGCCTTCAATCTCGTTCTCTAACAGCGTATCATCAGCGTTGTCAGTGATGCGAAGCGCTGCCTTCACTTCTGCGAGTGTACAGTACCCGTTCGTTATAGCCATCAGTTAGCGCGTTTCTGTGCGCGTTTCTGTATTGCTCTCTCTGCAGGCGGCTCAACCGTTGCTGTCTCAACTTTGTCGCTCAAATACTTGTGTTCAAAACCAACCTCGCGCAACGCCGCATCAACGGCTTTTACACGATCAGTCAAACCGCGACGTTCATAGCCTGAACGTTCTACGAGTAACGCTTCAATGTACTTTGATTTCATGCTCTTGTCCTTTGTTTGAGTGGTCAATCGGCGCTGGCTGCCTGACGAAGCCAGCGCCGATCTTCCTGTTTTTGTTCTTTCCTGTTTAGTCTTTTTAGTTGACTAACTTAGAAAGTTGGGGTTACCAATCCAGTGCCACCAACCAACGCGAAAGCGTTTGGATAACGGTTCGCAGTAAATGCGGCGTATCCGTACACGATCATCTGAACATCAAGTTCAGAACCCTTTGGTTGTTCAAAGCGCAACATCATTGGCTCGCCTGCACCCTGTTCCCACAGGTGTGCTTCTTGGCTGTTGCCGACGATGATCACGTCTTCGTTAGAGCCTGCACCGTTCGTTGTGATAACGTTAGCATCAGTCACTACAGGAATGCCTGCAATTGCGTAGCCGCTGTTGCCGTACTGCGACGCGCCTGCGCCAGTGGCGATAGGGTTGAAGCCATAAGGCGTTGGCACTGCGAGTGGGCGGTTGGTTGAGTCAACTGCAGCCAAAATGAAAGCCAAACGACGCGGGTGCATCAGAATGAAGTTCGGTGTTTGGAAGAAGTTGGTCTGTACACGCTGAATCGCATCCAACAGTTTCGGGTAAAGTTCCGCAACTGATGGCGAAGCGTCGGTATAGGTGACAACCTGTGTAATCACGTTTGTGAGTGATGTTGCACTGGTTGTTACGAACAACGAATCAAGGTTCGTGTGATATGCAGAAACGAGATCTGCCATCACCAACGAGTCAATTCCAGTACCGCGCTCAAGCGCCTGACGGCTGACGTTCTGTTGACCAGCAACGGTTACAACTGAAACATCAAGTTTCGTGTCGTCCATGTTGGTTTCTTGAACTGCTGCACCTTCAGTTTGTACTGCGGTTGCTGAACCAGTCGTTACTTTGCTGATGCTGATGGTCAAACCCTGTGCAGGAAGTTGATGCTTGCGAGCGACATCCAAGAACGGGCGACCTGCACGTGCGAAAGGCGCGGCAAGATCAGTGAGGAACTGAGGAACAACAAGACCAGCAAAGTTTGCGCTGGTTACGTCACGGCGTTCAATCTTTTCTTCTTGCATGTGTCGTGCAAGACGATCTTTCGCCGAGAAGTCGTTGTTGAACTGTGCAGCGTAAGCGTCAGCGATAAACGAAACTTCAGCCTGTGGGCTGTAGGTGCGTGCTTCGGACTTCACTACTGCAGGTGCACTGATGGTCGTGTTTTTGCGTGCTTCAGCAGCAGCGGCAGCGCGACCTTCAAGTTCGGTGTGTTGTTTGATCTGCTCATCTAATTCGCGTACTTCGTCAAGTGCGACGGCAACGGTGTTGTCTTCGTCCTTGCTCAAGTCACGCTGTTCAGATACAGCAATTTGGGTGATTTGCTCTGCGCGAGCCAGCGCTGCATCGCGCTTCTCGTTCAGAATCTCTGTGTACTTTGCCACGTATAGTCTCCTTGACTCGTGTTTATGTGTATATGGATTCCACGAGTGACTCCTACAGTGTGCGCTATCGCGCTACGGCTGCGGTTCGGCTAGCGGTGACGGGCTATTTGAATCTGACGCTGACGCGCCAACAAAGAACCCGACGGCACAACGCTAACAGGCTGTGAACGTCGCAACTCTGCAATAGTGTCTTCATACGCTGGATAAGTCACGACACTCACATCAAACAGTTGTACTTCACGCAACTCGCGCACCATGCCATCAGCACTGAACGCATCTTTGATCGTGCGAAATGCGAACGACATCTGTGACAAGTCGCCACGTTTCATCGCTGAGATCACACGCTGTGCATCAGGGTTCATCGGGTCAAGTGACGCTTCAACGCGCAAACCGCGCTCGTCCTCTTCCAGCGTCAACGTACCTGATTTAGTGCGTGCCAGTGGTACACCCTCATGGTCAATCAACAGACGCACATCTGCACCGTCTTTCAACGTTTTAGTGAAAGCACCTTTGCGCACGTACTCAATGAACGGCATTGGCTCGCTTGGTGAGTCAAACACTGCGGCGTAGCCAGTGAACACGTTACCGTCTTCAGATGCTCGCATCTCCAGCGTCGTATACGCGACACTGCGACGTTCATCTAGTGTACCGCTCACCCACTGCACTGTGCTGTTCATATCGCCACCAGCGTACACGTCGCTGGCGCTGCGTTCGCTTCCATTATCTTCAACCATCGGCTGCTCTTCAACAACATCTTCAGCCTGATCAGCGACAAACGCTTCAGGTGTATATGTTTCTATGCCGATTGACGCGTACGCGTCTAGGTTTGCTTGGTCATTGTCAACAGCAGCGCCGATCAGTACGCCGCTGTTGACTAGTTCTGTTGCTGCTTGCTTTTTGAACTCTGCAGTGTCGGTAGAGTCTGCTGGTTGCATGATCAAATCCACATACATAACGCCAGCGTCGGCTAGCGTTTGTTCTGTTTCAGCGCGACGCGACTCATCGCGACCAGTGACAATATAAACCGCATAACCGCTGCTGTTCACAGCGTCAATCACGTCTTGCATCGGTTCGTTGCCTGCACGCAGAAGCGTGTCATCAATATCAACGATCAAGGCTTCATTTTCATCCATATCGCGTGTATCCTCTCCATCAAGTCTAGCGACTATGTTCTCTGCATACCTCTGCGTACGTAGTGCGCTGGTTTTGGTTGAGCCACCGCCCCACAACAACATCGCGACCAAACCTGCAGTGATCTCGTTTCCGTCCACCGCGTCTAGATCACTGATATGGCGCGATATCCATGCGCCGATTTTGCGCCATTTGTTTTCAGATATCTCTCCTGCAGACATTCGCCGAGCGTCGGCTACAGTTGCAGGCATCAACCCATCGCCTGATAGACCTTGTTCATGTAACTCTAAACCGCGACGTGCAGATTCACGCATAAACTTGGGTGCGGACAGGTCAACTTCTGCACGTGTGTTCACTTCGCCGATCGGTTCTATCCCTTCAGCCAGTGACACCGCGACCATTTGATCTATGGCGTCTTGTTTATTGTCGTGACATGCGATTGTGTCAAGTGTGCCATCGCTGTTTTGTTTCACTGTTGCCCAACCTGAGCAATCGCTTTGTGTGTCACTTATCCCGTATGGCATTCGTTAGTCCGTATCAGGTGTGAGTACACGCATGTTGGTCGTACCACTTGAAGCGATAGCGTAAACGGTTTCATTTGCAGGCACGAGGATCGTCATGGTTGCATTGTTAGGCACATGCAAACCACTAGATGCAGTAACGGCACTATCACCCAAGAATGCGCTGCCCGATGTCGTGTGTATATAACATGTGCGGTTCACATTATCAGCAGCGATCACCAACGTTGGTGAAGTTGTGACTGTTATCGCTACTGATTTCATTGTGGCGGCTGGCTATCTGTTCCGAGAAGCGGCAAATCGCCACCTTCAATTGATGACATTGGCGCACCAGCGATACCGATGATGAACTGGTCACCACCCTCATATGGTTCACGGTCATCGTCTGCACGCGCCTCGTTTGGTGTTAGTGTGCCGTTCATGATCTGTATCTGCTGTGCGCGTACACGTGTGATCAAGTCTGCACGCATAAACTCATCAGCGTTGAATCGCACACGCTGTGTGATAGGTAACATCTCGCTGATCGCGTCTTCAACACGTCGCATCCAAGGAAGTAGCGTGAAGCGCACGAAGTTCGTGCCCATAGATTCAATGTTTTGGTATGTTTGCGAGTCGCCACCAGTGCCCGATATCAAGTGCAACGGTACGCGGTACACGCGAGCAATATCACGAATGATAGATTCACGATGCTCTAGCATTTGCATGTCTGCAGCGCTTGTTGTGATAGAACGCCAACGCAAACCGTTAGACAACACAGCAGGACGGCGACGTTTGTGATGTGACTCTTCCCACGTATCACGCAACACTTGCGCCTGTTCAGGTGTGATCGGCTTATCTGACTCTAACACTGATGATGGCGTAGCGCCCTCACCGTAAAATTGTGCTAAGAACCTGTCCATCGCGAGCGCCATGCCGATCGTGTTGCGTTGTGCTTCAAGTGGCGACACACCGCGACGTTGACCAGCCAACAACAACCAATGGATAGCGCGGATATCACCATTCTCGTAACGCTGACCACCGATTTCATAGTACACGTCATCAACATCGTCATCATATTTGATTTTCACATGATGTGGGTGGATTGCACGCATCTCAGATGGAAGTTCACCAGCGCGACGCGGTGCGTAAATGTACGCGCAACCGTGCAACGCAAGCGTGGCTACAACTTCGTGCACAAACTCAAACATTGACTGTGTGGCGTTCGGTTTGATCAGCACGCTAGGTGTTGGCAACGATTCAATGCGACCACCGCGCTGACGTGTCAACTCTAACGGCATCGTAGCGATCGTGTCTGCGATCAAAGACACACATGCCAAAACAGCAGATGAAGCGAACGCGTTTTGTTCGCTGATCACCTCACCTGAATAGTTCGGGTAGTAAGGGCGTGCTGTTATTTGGTATGGGTCAATGGACGTCGGCAGTGCGCGAGTTTCACGTTTGAACAGGCTCATTGTAACGCACCAATTGTGATGAGTGCGACGCCCAACGCGATCACGCTAACTGGCACACTAAACCAGCCGATGCCGACAACAACACACACAATCCCCACACACTCCATCGCTGTCGTCACTTTGTCACGCACTAGGCATCCTTCCAAACGTCTATCACAGATGGGTTAGCATCTGTTTTGTTTACGAGTGTAGCACGATCAAGCGCTATCACCAAAGCAATAGCAGCATCAATCTTGCGCTTAGACTTTCCCTTGCTCAAACGCCAGCCCTCATCAGTCATGCGTTGAGCCGCCGACAGCACCTGATCAACAAACTGCGGCGAGCCATCATGTGCGACACGTTGATTCACTATCAACTCAAACGCGTTGCCACACGCAGGTATCATACGCGACCGCGACTGCGGAAACTCAACCATCGGCAACCCGTCATCAGTCAAAATCTCACTGCTGCGCTGAAAATAAGCAGGGTCATACGCAAACTCACGCACATCATACGTCTTGTGCAACCAACGCAAATGAGCCTCAACAGCAGCCACATCTAACGGCGCATCTTGCGGATACCAAATCTTGCTACGTACAACAACCACGTCGTCCTGCGGCTGCGCAACAACAACAGCGATACTGTCATGCTTCAACGCCATATCAAGACCAACATACACAGGCAAATCAAACGACAACTGGCGATCAGACTTGCACGCCTCAAACGCACCAGCAGGAAGCCACGACTCAAGTGCACGCGTCCACTGGTTCAAACGATAACGACGAAACGCATTCTCGCTAGTTTGCTTCACCGCGACTTCCATATCTTCAACATCAATCAAACCGTAAGCGAGATTTGGGTTTGCACGTATCCACTCATCACGATCATCAAGTTTGCAATCGGCTGCGGCTTCCCACCACCAAAACCCGAAACTAGGGTCATCAACCTCGCCAGCCGCAACACGTTTCCCATATTGGTACATCTTGCCGCACAACGTCTCCAAGTCATGACCAGCAGTGGTGATCGCCACCGTCATCGGGTCACGCCGCGCACCCGAACCCAACGTCAACGCGTCCCACAAATCTTCATTCGCCTGTACGTGCAACTCATCAAATACAACCACCGACGGGTTTAGTCCTTGCTGCAACTTCGCATCACTAGACAAAACACGAAACACCGCGCCAGTAGCAGGCACAGCGATCACGTCGCGATAAATCTTGCAGATACCGCTCAACGCTTGTGATCTGATCACCTGCTGACGTGCAGTTTCAAACACGATACGCGCCTGCTGTCGGTCGCCAGCGGCTGCGTAAACCTCAGCACCAAGACCGCCCTCAATAAGACCATGTAACGCAACCACCGAGCCAAGCAGCGACTTGCCATTTTTGCGACCTAAACCGATAAGCGCACGCCTGTAGCGGCGACGTCCATCAGGGCGACGCTCATACAGTGAATGAATCAGATCACGTTGCCACTGCACCAGTTCCAACGGGTCGCCTGCACGCATTCCCTTGTCCACATGCAGAAACGTACGCGCAAAATCAATAACATCATCGCCATCAGGTGTGTTAGTTAGGCGCGGTGTTGCCCACGTCGGTACGCTGCTGGGTTCTACGCCTGTAGTCATCAAGTTCATTCGCTACTCTTATCTCAAACAGTCCGAGACGCGCACGCTCAGAAACGGGTAAACCTAAAAGTTGAAGCCAGCCAGTGATCTGCGCATCAGCCTGTTCTATTTGCTTGACTGCAGGGTGCGTCACCGTTTGACCATTCGCTGTCGTGTACCAGCGATTTCGCACATCAGTACCTAGCCACTGGCGTAGTGCATTCACTGTCTGCAACTTCTCCACCAACATGCACATCATCACCATATCGTGTGATTCGGATAGATGACGCCGACCAGCAGACCACAACTGTAGCCACACCGTTCTGCCATACTCATCACACCAATCAGGGACAGGTGGCAACTCATCAAGACGCACCACCGCGAGCGCTGTCTCAGGTGTCGGCGCAGGTGGAAGCGCCTTGTGCGACGGGTTGCCGCGAGCACGGTGCACTTCAAGCGGCTGCGGCTTACTACCGCGACCCACTCCAGTCTTTGGCTTAGGCATGACGTCTCCGAGCCTTTCCCTTGCATTCTAGGTGGCTAGATGCACCGAAATAGCCTAGACGTGGATAGAGCGCAACCCGATGCACGGGAAGTGGCAAGGAAGCCAGTACCGACTGGCGACCCACCGACCCCGACCCGACCCTAGCCATATGGGGATCGTCAAGAAAATGCACTTCTGCC